GGATCAGCGGACGGATCCAAACCAAACCCTGAACCGGATTCGTGGGCACGGATATTGCCTTCTTCCAAAAACTTCTTATCCGCAGTAGTCCCGTCCGTCTTATATGTTGCCGGGCTCAACCCAAGGTTCTTTGCGATCTGGTTGTAATCCTCGTCGGACATGGCGTCCAACTCTTTCAAATACGCATCAACCTCCGCCTGCGTAACATCCTTCTTCGCCTGCTCTTCAACCTCCGCAGCCGAAGGCAACGTGCTTACGAAATGCTGAACCGCCCTGAAGTCCTTGAAGATCATCGGGTCGGCTTCGCCGAACCCGGTTCGGGTCGAATAATGCTCCTGAACCGCAGGGTTGTTATACCAAGTCTCGAACTCACTCCTATCCGTCGGTGACATTTCGGCATACGACGCTGCGGGAGTCATCTCCCCGGCGTCGTCATACGTTGGAGCCGAAGGATCGAAAGTCACATCCATCAGATTGACACCAGTGTCTTCCGCATACATTTCAGCGAATAGAAGTGCACCAGCGTCATCACCCTGCGCCTGCAAATCCGATACGTATCGTTCCGCTTCGGAAGCACTACCTCCCAGTGCACGAAGTTGCGCCTGAGCGGGGCCAACACCACGGCCCGGTAGCAGAGTGGGTCGTTCACCAGTCCAAACGGAAGGCTCTTCAAAAAAGTTGCCAGCAGCGTCCCAAGCACCCTTGACGGCTCCGCCAATACCTGATGCGACAGAGCCGATGGCGGAATCCATCTGGTCATCCCATTTGGAAACTTGTTCGTCCAGACCCGCTACCCTGTCGCCAGCCCAGTTGTACACAGCGGAACCGGCATCCAAGAGGGGGCTACCAATAGCCCTCAGGCCCTCCTTGTACCCGGCAATGCCAGCATCCCACTCTTTACCACCGGGAAGTAACGCCTTCCAACCCTCAGGATCCGTAACCTCATCCCAAAAACTGGGAGCAGGGGGACCCTGATTGCGGGCATGCGTTACACGCGCAACGCTAGGTCCAGTCGCGGGCCGTCCCCATGACGCCCCTTGGAAAGTCGGGTTATTCGTCGCATTCGGAGTAACACCAAGAGCCTCCAACATGCCCAAATCCAAATCATTCGGACTCGTCAGAACGTCCTCAGCAGACCTAAACGGACTCCGATTCTTCCCATCATCTGGAACCGCAGGAAACGGATACCCGAAACCACCCATCAGACCATCCCCTGCAACGCCTGAGTCAAAGTAAACCTTCTCAAAGCGTTCGCAATGGCGTCAGACTCCAACCCCCCATAAAGATTCTCTTCCAACATGCTGCGCTGACGATCCAACTGTAAACGCGCTTCCTCCTGAGAAGACATAGCGCCCATCTGCGCCATCTGCTGCGCCCCATACGCACGCTCACGCGCCCGCTTATGCTGACCAGAATCCAACATCCCACGCTGATTGAAAGCACCCGGAATACGTCGCAACGTATCCTTGAAGTTCTGACTCAACGTAAAACCCTCCAGCGCAGAGGAACGATCCAATCGTTCACTCGCACGCTGAATATCATCAACCCCATAACCATATTCGGTAGTACGGGCATCAATCCCTTCAGCGCGGGCCTGATAAGTGGGATAAGCCACCGCTTACCCCCACACGGCCAAAGTGTTAGAAACCAACACCTTCTTCGTCGCGGTCCCATCTGTGTCGTACATCACCAGATAATCTGTCGCTGCGATTGTTGCCCCAAGAGCCGTCAGATTGCTCGCATCCACAGTAAGGGCAATAGCGCCACTCGTCCCACCCCCGGACAAACCCCCGTTTGAAGGCGTCGTCACAGCAGTTATGTCCCCGGTTGGAACCTGATCTATACGTTGGGTAATCCTCGTAGGCATTATTGCTCCTAGCCGAAGTAGGTGACATAGGCTGTGCTGGTAGAAGAAACGCGAATAAACTTCACATCAGTCAAGTCATCCAAATACAAATCAATGACACTGTACGGATTGATGTAATGCCCGACGCTCGCTGTAGGCGTATCCCATCGGAGCCGAATAGGTTCGGCTCCATTCGTGAACATAGCCGAAACCGCTCCCGCAGGAACAGTCAAAGCAATCGCCGTACCAGCAACAGTTAGTTCCTGATCGCCAATAACGGCCCCATACTCAGATGCTGCCCGCCTGATACCCATACCTGCTCCTAACCGCCCAGCGCGGTCACTCGCGCTTCCAAATCGTCCAACTTCTCTTGAATCTTGCGAAGTTCGTATTCAATAGAACGCGCATTCTGTCCCAACATCTTATGTGTCGGCTTGTACACGACTGTAGGCATCAGTCCTCCCAGAAAGACTGCTCGTCCTGCATCAATAAGGCGCTTACAGAGGAAGCCACCCCAGCGACCAGTTCCTCCATTGCGTCCACACGGCTACACAAGTCTTCCATCGCTGCCAACCGTGTTTCTAAATCCCGAATGTCTTCCGAAACATCTTCCACTCGCGCATAAGCGTGCATATCCATCGAATCTTCAATGGATTCAACCGACTCTTCGAGGCGGTCGATGCGTGCCACTGTGCGTGCTGACGACCATGTGATTGTTCCTGCGATGACCGCTACGGACAGGATGAGCCCGACCGCGATGGTCGGGATCTTTACCTGTCGGATGTCGGTCGGTTCGCTCATTGCTCAACTTCAACCCACGAAGTAGTCTCCTCATCCCACCCGTAGGACTTGCCATCATCGGGCATGGGGGTAGGTGCCTCCCACTCAAAGTCCTCATTCAACACCCATGAGTCGAAAGGACACGCTGGAGAAAATCTGTCACCAACCGGGTCGTAGACACAACCGATACTTGCGTAGTTCTCCCGCAGCGGTGTTCCCTCATCGGGCAGCCGATGTAAAGGGTCCACATGAATGCCGTTGCGGGTGTTGTAAGAAGTCTTGATCCAAGTGCCGCCGAACCCAAGATCGTCGGCTAAGAACTCCTGCCCACGATGCTCCTCCTCGTCGCCAACAACAAGCACCCTGATAACAATGTTGCTTTCGTCGATCTCTGCGAAATGTGCCATTAGACGAGCATCCTTAGTTCGGTATCCGAACAATAACTATGCCGCTGCCGCCGGACATATCAGATCCAATCTGAGAACCAGCGCCACCGCCCGTATTCGCAGTCCCGTTTGTGCCTTCCGTCTGCGCCGACCATCGGCTCCCGTTGCCGCCGCCGCCACGACCCACCCCCTGTCCCTCTGTTGCGCCACCGGCATTCATGGAAGAACCAGCACCACCGCCAGCGTATTCGATGGATGATCCATCGAAATAGGTGTTGGCTAATCCCACACCACCATTCCCGCCTTGCAACAGCCAAGGGTTGGCGTAGGTGGTCCCACCGTCGGCAGTAGCACCGCCGCCACCACCACCGGCAGAAATGTTCACACCCGTACCGGGGCCACCGCCACTCTTACCGTTACCACCGTAAGTGTCGCCGTAGGCTTTCCTGCCATAGCCCCCGCCGTAACCACCGAACGACCACGCTGATCCACCGCCACCAGAACCACCGACCGATTGACCGGATCGCCCACTAGAGGAAGCATTGCAACCCCCGCCGCCACCGCTGTTGGACTGTCCCGTGAACGAGGTGGCACTACCATCCGTTGCACCAGACGCCCCTCCACCAATGCCGATGGAGAACGCTCCCGTACCTGTGGTGAACCCAGCAATCAGTTGTGTTCCACCGCCACCACCGGCACCAACCGTAGTTGAACTGCCACCTGAGAGGGCACTTGAACCGCCCCCGCCAGCGATCATCAACACATCAGCCGACGCACTCGCAGGATTGGAGACAATAGTGAATGAACCGCTACCAGTGTATTTGTACGACTTGTACCCGCTGTAAGTCGTGACAGTCGGGCTGCCAGTCGTTGTAACAATCATTATGTTGGTGGTTGTCAGGTTCGGAGCGTTACTTACCGCACCAGCACCCTTCTCGTTGATTGCCGATACCCGATAGTCGTATCGGGTATTGGCCGTCAACCCCGTATCACTGTAAGTGGTGCCGGTCGAACTGGTGTCAGCCACCTCCGTTGACCAAGACCCACCACTATTGGTGCTTATTTCGATCTTGTAACCAGAAACGGTGCCACCACCCGTGTCGGATGGTGCCGACCAAGACAGGTTGATGTCTTCGTTAGAGTTTGACCCGGCAGCCAACGACAGGGTACCCGGCGCGCCGGGAACCTTGATACCGCCTTGACCGGCGACTGCGGAAAGAAGCATTCCCATTTATCTAGCCGATATTCCCGATCAGTGACCACCCGTTTGCGCTGACCTTGACGGCCGCAACCGTCGTGTACCTATCCGCACAAGTCAATGTCGAATCTTTCGATGTGACCGTGGCACCGGTACCGGCTGCGAACGTAAGCGTTCCCGTTCCGTTGCGCTCAAAATACATGACGGTGCCTTCTTCAAACGCCTGAGCGGAGTCCTGCGGCAACGTCACCACCGCCGTAGCGTGCGTTGTAACGAAGTATGTGTTTTCGTCCCCGAGAGCGGGAGCGATAGCAGCGTCGGAGTTGTTTTCGATGGTTAGGTGGTTGGTCGTCTTGCCGGTAACCGTCAGGTTGCCGGTAACCGTTGCATTGTCAGTAATCGAAACGTCACCGTCGGCAACCTCTAGGGCGTTTTGTCCATTCGTGCCCGTGATGACCAGTTTTTCTTCGGATGCATCCCACAGCATGTTGTCGCCTGTGGTCGCAGAATGGAATGTGACATCCACGCCGGTCGTGTCGGCCCCGAAAGCGACAGCGGCGTCGATAGCAAGATTCAATGTGGCCGCACCACTCGTCGCGCCACCTGACAGGTTTGTCCCCGCCACAACAGAGGTGATGTCACCGGTCGTAGGCGCAACCCATGCCAAACCAGAAGCCGTAGTCGAATCGGCAGTCAGAACATGAGTGTTCGTACCAGCAGCCAGACGCGCCACAGCGTCAGCGGCAGTAGCGACAATCAGGTCGCCCTTTACGTCAACAATGTCGTTCTGAACAACACCCGGCGTCGTATTGATAAACGCTTCGATATCGTCATTGTTCTGATTTACGTCCGCTGCGACGATAGTCGTTCCAGCGGAGAATGTGTTCGTAACAGCGAGAGTTGCCATCTACCTGAGTCTCCTTGGCGTATACGTGAAAGCCAACGCGTTGACTTCCCAGTGGTTGTCTGAAGAAGGACCGCTGACCTTCATACTAATACTTCTTCCTGTCCCAAGTGTGGGCAGATTCTGTACATTTGCAGTCAAATCCGCCGAAATGGCATCCCACTCAGCCAAATACGACGAATCCGGGTCGGCATCATCCCACTTAGCCGTACCCCAACGCGATTGAGATACCTTCCCAACCACCGACAAGTCGAAAGAGTTCGTCTGTTCCGACTTATCGAAATCCTTATAAATCTGAATCGGCAACGTAATCGTTGCCTCAGCCGACAACACGACACGCGGGCGACCCCACCGCTTCTTCACAATAGGGTTCTTACCGGTCACCCACCGGGTGACAAAGTGCGAGTTGATGTGTG